TGATCTACTAATTCATCGCTTCCCATAGCATAGTTCATTCTACCACCCATAGCTGCCATATTTCTTTGATCTCTAACTTTTTTCAATTGCATTTGTCTTTGATATTCTTTACGTAATTGTTCCATATTCATAGCTTTATCAACTTGTTGTTTATCTTTTAAAAATTGTTCAAAGCCATATCCTCCATCATCAAAACCTATTCTACCACCCATAGCCATCTGTCCTCTAGCCATATCTTGTGTATATTCAGATACATCTCTTTCAACTTGTTCAGCTATAGCTGCATCTTCATCTTCAGCACTTGCAAATGTTCTTTGATTTTTATATGCATCTGCTAATTTAATTCTTAAAGCACCAATGTTTCTTCCTGATGTAACCTCTGCTTGTTCTTCTGGAGTCATTTCACCTAGTACCCCACCTAATAAAGTTCCTGCTGCACCTACTTTTAATGCTTGCATACCTTTGCTGCCTGAAGTTAAAAATTCAGGTAATCCAAAACCACCGCCACTTCCTAAAAAAGATAATGGTCCTTTACCAGCTAATCCAAAACCCCCTGCTGTTAATAAAGCAAGTTTTCCAGCGTCGGATTTAAGAATACTACCAATACCTTTAGCAGCACCTTTTACGGCTCCAGTTACAGCTTTAGCTACTTTACCTAAAAAGTATCCTTGTCGAGGTACGACATTCATAATTCCACCACCTCTTCTTAATTGTCTGGGCATTTGCATTCTTGAAATTGGCATAGTTTTATTAGTTTACTTAGTTTTTCCGAAAATATCAAGGCTTGGCATTATAAGTTTTATATCTCTTCGAATGTCTTCTTTAGGTACACCCTTAGACTTCCACTCATTATCGTCTTTATATTCCTCGCCTGTTTTAAGGTTAGTTATTTTTTCTATTATTTTCTCTGGTTTTATGACTTGCATTTTCCTCCTATGTTCTGTCAAATTCTAGTATTGATACAGTGCCTTCAAATATATCAGCAGAGGCTGCTTGTAACTGTAATTTGTCACTTTCTTCTAATATGATCGTACCATCAGATATAGACTTAGAGTTACCTGCATTAACAGTATGCTCTGCAAATTGATAAGCTCTACCTGCAGAAGTATCATATATAAAAGCTTTTATTTCCGTGTTCCCTGCTCCAACATTAGCCACATGTATATTTTGTATGATTGCTCTAGACTCAGATGGTACAGTATAAATATCTGTAGCATCCGTTGTAGTTAAATCAAAGTTTGCGTTTTTATATCTATTAGCCATTATGCTCCGTTACTTTTACTCATATACCAAGTAAATCTTTGCGACTCATCTCTTAATTCTTGTTGAAATGTAGAGTTTAATTTCTCAATCAATCCGTCTAAATCTCTAACTAAAGAATCAGCGTCTTGTTGTTTATATTCTTTTCCTGGTCTCGTAAATACTACGGTTACTTTAGCCACTAGAAACTACCCATTTCAGCAGCTGATCCACTACCACTAAATCCTGGTCCTGCTTGTTCTTGAGTCGAACCGCCACCGCCGCCTCCACCTTTTTGGCCACTAAAGTATCCCCTAAAGTTTGTATCAAAATTTCTTCTATCAATCATAGCTTGTTTTTCAGCGCCTCTTGCTGCTGCATCTTCTCTAGCTTTTCTATCTCTTCCAGCTTGAGTAAAACCAAACTTATCAGCTATACTAGTTCCAATTAGACCAGCGGCAAAACCAAAAGGTCCACCTATAATACTACCAATTTTTGCAGCAGGTGGTAAACCTAATGCATAATTTTTTAAATCTTTAAAAGAATAAATTCCTGCGTTGTTATCAATTCTATTAACATCATCTATATCATCTCTACCATCACCACCCATTTGATTTTGTTGTATAAACATTTCTGGATACATTAATCTTAATTGTTCTATAGTTAATCCTTGTGGGGTTGTAACTTGTTCTTCCTCAACTACAGGTGCTGTAATGCTTGATGCCTGAGGCAATGAAAATATACCAGATATATTAGGTAATCCTTGATTTAAATATTGTTGTGCTAATTGTGCTAATGTAGCCATTATCTTCTTCCGTCTGGTTGTGTATCTAATCTAAACGTACCAAGCTTCCAGCTTTGATTAGCAGCTGTATTAGCTATCTTCAAAGACATGGCTCTTGCTCTTGCACGTGTATCTACTTTATCAGTAGAACTGGTAATTGTAAAGGGTCCAAGTGGTGAGCTTGCTTGAGAGCTATTAGGGTAGTTTCTAAGTTGTAAGGTTACTTGTGTATTTCCTGTTTGAGATAAAAAGTCAGGTACAAATCTTCTAATTTTCATAAGATATTCACCATCTCCTTGAAATGTTGCAACACCTGTTTGTTGACCTTGTCTAGATCTTTGTTGTGTAATATCAAAGTCACCTGATTCAATGTTAGATGTAATAGCATTTACACCATCTGCTAATGCCTCATCAGTTCCTTTTTCATGTTCAAAGTATATTGTACTACCTTCAGTATTACCTACTACATCAAACGATGCATTATTATCTGCATCAAAATATGTTGCATGTGGTAGACCAAATACAGAAGAGTCTTGCCATGATCCACGATTTAGAGTTCCTGTTGTCCAAACAGGTCTTTGTGGTGTTGAGTCCATGTAATTGTAAGTCACACATCTATTAATAACAGTTGAACTTTCTGTACAATAGAACCAAGTAATCTCACCAAACAAATTATTTAATCCAACATTAATTAATTGATTAGCTGTTGTGTTTAAATCATCAAAAACAAAATCTTCTACTAAACAAATCATAGTCTCTAGGTTACCAGAGTATTTAAAGAAACCGTTTTCTGAAAACCAATACGCAGCACCATCAACTTCTAATGCAGCATTCTGTCCAATTAATCCACAGTTGGTTCCTACTTGTTGAAAACCAAATGTAAATGGTTGACCAATAAACCTCATAGTAAATAAAGATGTATCGGTCCAAACATAGATCGCATCCCTACCTCTAACTGCACCTACAATTTTAGATCCATCTGCAAGTCTTTGTGTACCTGCTGTATTGACCGCTGTTGGTTGGTATGTGTTAATGTCTTCTTGGTTTGAAAATCTTATAAACATTTCATCTTGAGTTGTTGGATCACCAATAGTTAATTCAGTTCCAAAAAATACTAAGTGTCTATCAGGTGTTGATACTAACATATCCCGTGATGCTGTTGGTGCACCTGCAATAATAGTTGCTCTATTGGTTACAGCGTTTGTTGCATTTGAATCCCATTCAAATACTTGTGCATTGTGAATTAATGCAATTACTTTATCACCAAAGTTATCAATAGACCATAAACCAGGATCAACAACTAAGTCACCTGATGCAGCTTCACCCCAAGCAATATAATCAGAACTATTTAATATAGTTGCACCATTTGAGTGTGTTGCTGCTGTTGTATTTCTAACCCCTCTTGTAACACCTGTTAAAGTATTACTAGATATACCTGTATATGAAATTTCTTCTGAACCTATTTGAATAAAGTTTGTACCCGATGTTGGAAACAAAGATGCATCTGTTAATACAATAGTTGTAGTTACAGCATTGATACCACCATTTAAAGTTGTGGTTGCTTCACCTGTTACTGTTCCACCATAAGCAGCTAGTCCCCAACCAAAACCAGGTAATTGTTCTGCGGGTCCAACTGGATAATAATGTTGAACTCTGATACCACCAGATGTTGTAGCACCTGAGCCTGTCTCATTAGATGGCATGGTAATAGTTAAAGTGGTAGCTGTTGGCACAGATGTTACCATAAATTTTTTATCATCAAAGTCTGATGCTGAGTAGTTGGAATTAGTTATTGCTGTAAAATTATCTAAAAGAATAATATCATTTTCTTGAATATTGTGATCCGTGCTGAATGTTATTGTAACTGTTGCAGAACCATTCGTTGTACTAAATGCATTTGTAAGTGTAGTTGTAGTTTTAATTGGATGAATGTCGTAGAATACACCACCTGTATAAGCGTATAAAATTCTGTTTGTACCTATGATTGCAAACTTATTACCAGACTTATTAACTAAATGATGTAAAGCTCTTGCAGCTCCTGTAAGTTTAGACTCACCTAATTGTGACCAGCCACCTATTTTTTCAGGTGTACCATATCTAAAACGTACGTTGTCACCATCAACCCATTGTCCTTCGGCTGTGGTTTCTGTAATCTGTTTATTGAATCCAGGTTGAAAACCTATCTTTTGTAGCATATGACTCCATTATAATACTATTTTACAAACGATGGTAGACCTAACATAGGTCTTCCGTCAAATCTGTTTTTATCAGCAAATGGGCCGTTTACATGATTATAATGTAAAAATACTTGGCCACAAATGTTCCCGTCAAAAGGCTCTCGCCAATGTTCAAGTTCACAGCCACTATATACTAACATATCACCTACTTCAAGCAAGACTTTTGTGCCTTTTGGAGCGTTAGGTTTATGTATATTTTCGTATTCATTAATGACATTATCTGATCCTGTACCATCTATAAATATAGGCCAAGGATCACCTCCTAGATTTATGGTAGTAGATATTTCACAAGAGGGTCTATCTTTGTGTCGTTTTAATTCATCTCCATGTTTATATAATCTAGCGTATGAATAAGTTGGAATTAAATCTAATCCTGTTTCTTGTTGCATTACTGGTAATACTTTTACTAACAAAGTCTCCATTACAGGATCTGCATAATGTGAATAAGTATTAGGAATTTGAGTATCTCCCCATGTTCCAAACATTCCTGTATCATATATAATATTGTTTTGGTACATGAATTTAGCTGCATCACGTTTAAGAAGAAAATAGTTAAATACAAAATTAGCTAACTCGTAGCTAAGTGCATTTTTTATTACTTGATATTTATTGAAAGCCATGTTGTATAAAATTAAAACTTACTGATATTCTTATATCATTAGATTGATTAGGTTCAACACAGTGCCAAAGATAATATGGAAATATAATAATTCTACCTTCTACTGGTTTTAAATGTACTTCTCTCCAAAGGTGTTTAGGTGGTCTACCTTTTTTTCTTGCTGGCATATTCAACTGCGCTCCTGCTCTTGGTTCGTTACAAATTAAATCCCCTGAATTTTCTGGTGCTTTTATATAATACACACCACTAAATAAACTATTAGGATGTATGTGTGGAGCATTGTATCCACCTGGTGGATTTAAGTTGGCCCACATATTACCTAGTATAGGTTCACGATCTAACCACTCTTCTTGCCATATGTCTTGCATCATTACAAACAATTCATCTACTAAAGGTTTGAATACAGGTATTTGATGCATTTCAGTTGTAGAGTGCCAACCATTACGATTTGTTTTTTTAACACCTTGATCGCGTCTAGACCACGCAACAATCTCATTAGCAAATAATTGATTATCTAGTTTTACATCTTTACCATATATGGTTGTTGGAAAAAATTGTTCTTTAATCATCTAAAAGGTTTACCTCCAAACCAACAAACCAAAGATTGTCTCATTCCTCTAGTTACTGGATTAACTCTGTGATTTAAAAATGATGCAAATATAATTGCATGACCTTGTTTAAGTTCTGCAAACTTACCTGGTGCCATTAATTCTAAATCACCACCTTCAAACTCTGATGGATCATTTAGTAACAATGTCATTGATATTTTTCTTACAGGTGGTTCGTGTTGCATGTTCACATCACAATCCATATGCCAATCATAGAATCCTCCTTCAGGGTATTCTGTAAACTGAGCATTCTCTGTAACTTGTATGTCTCCAAA